ACCCAGGCCATCCATACAGACTGATGCCGCATCACCGGAGCCGGTGTAATCACCGAGAGCGAAGATGTAGTCACCGATCGTAAAGTTGGTGCCATCTGCAACCGTTACAGTTGCCTGACCACCTGGGTTCAGATTGATTGCCGTGATCTTCGAGCCAGTGCTTTCCCCATCGGGGGCCGCGCTGCCGCTAAGATCGGTTGACGACACAAGCATCCTCTTCAGGCTGAGAGTACGAGCCAGATAGCTCGTCGCCGCATCCAGAGTGAGGACATTGGTCGCTTTGCCCGAAATCTTCCCGCGCATACCTGTCGCATCGTGATACGCCATGTACGCAAGGGAGTTCGACACTTGGTTGATGGCCGAGTTCATTAGAGGCCGTGAAGCATCCATGAACGCGCCCACGCTCGTCATTGCATCAACGGTTTCACCGTCGATTGTGTAGGTCGCATATCGTTTGACACGGTTCATGTCCCAAACAATGTGCGAGTTACCATCGCGTGCGAGAGCTGCTTGCGGAAAGCGAGCAGACTCACCTGCGATGTCGTCAAGCGTCAACGGTACTTGATAGCCGCCCTTTGCGTTCCCCAGTGGGGAGCCGCCCACGACACCTGTTTTCTTGGAAATCATTCCAAGGAGAGGTCGTCGTCGATAGGCCATCGAGTAAACACGTCGATCGCTGTAGTACCGCTTCATTAGAGGTTCAGCGGCACCTAGGAGATCATACGCAACACCAGCCATGATGTTTTACCCTTCTACTTGGTGAACCAGATAATCCATCTGCTCGTCATCGGACATTTCGTCCCAATTCGGAGGAACCTGTAGGTTCATTTCACCTGTTGTTGTACTGATTTGGGCCTCTTCGCGTTTGGCTGCCTGTTCGTCTCGCTTGACGTAACCCATCTTGAGAGCACATCGCCCGACCAGGGCGGAAAGCTCATCTTCGACCATTTTACCGGCTTGTGCTGCATCGATGATGCGCCCGGTCTGGTCCTTCGTATTGAGAATCTTTTGCATCACGACGCCCTGGTATCCGGCTTCGTTGATCAATGGAAAGTGCTCCACGTTGTCAGTGACCCATTGAGAGACTTCTTTCCCTGCGTCAGCCATATCTTGCTGTTCGATTCGGCTCTGGAGTTCGCCTCGGAGTTCCGCATGTTGCTCTCGCAGCTCGCGCACCTCGTTCTCCATCGCCTCGTTCTTCTTGGGCTCTGGCGGCGGGGCCTGGCCGTGCTGGAACTGGTCGATCTGTTCCCGCAACTTCTCCAGGTCACTCATCTGCGCTGGCTCCTGAAGGAGCGTGTTGAGCCTATTGGAGAGAATGGAGGCATCGGGAGCCGGAGGCGTCTCTGGTGCGCTTACTACGTTAGCTGGCGTGATTGGTGCCGGTGCTGCTTCTGGTATCGCTTGGTCATTCATATCGCTTGGCCTTGTATTTCGTTGGCTCTTTGACCGCTCCCATCAGTGGGTACGGCTGCTGGCGTGACTGCTCCTAGCGCCTGCATCTCCCGAGCTATCGTTTCTTTCTGCCGCAACTCATTCGCACGTCGCGTCATGCGCCGGAGTTGGCTTAGGTTTCGTTCATTCACGCCCATTCGCACCGCACGCTGTTCGGCCTCTTCGCAATCAACGATGAACGTGCCGAGGTTCATAAACGGTGACGGTGGCGTGAACTTTCCGTGTCGCAGGGCGGCTACGATCATGGCCTGCCCATTCTCACGCTGCGCACCGAATAGATCGTGGAAGTTCTCAAGGTCCTCCATTCCAAGCATCTGGGCGGTTCGCTCCTCGTCGCCCATAAGAGAAGGCAACACCGCTTGCAGTCGCTCTACTTCACCTAGGCGTGCCGACGGTAGCTCCGAAAGCATCGAAGTCGGCGCAGAACGAATGACGTAGGAGTCATCGCGAGGTTCGATTGCAACCTCTTTCCAGTCGAGAACTTCAATCGTGTTCTTCTCGCCAGGCACGACTACGGTCCACTTGTTGTTGCGCTCGTAAATGTCGCGGCCTGCCGCCACGTTGCAGTTGGCAACGTCCTCCGCGAAATACTCGAACTTGCGGAGCTGAGTAGCGAACGGCACGCTCTCCACGTTGAAGTAGTTTTCAACCGCTCGCCCGGTTTCTAGGCCAGCGGGCATCCGTTCTCCAAACGCCTGCGCGGAAGTAAGACCTGCAATCTTGTACGCCCTGGCTTCGTGCTCTCGCACGTAGTTTAGAAGGTCTGGTGGAACGGACGCCCCCAGGACAAACTCTGGCTTCACATCCCCGGTGAATGGGACCTTGAGCCCTGGCAGGTTCGAGAGGTGCGAGTCTTCGACTGAGCCTTGTCGGTAAATCCACTTCGGAACCGCAGCAAGCTCAATGGCCGTGTTCACGCGGTTCAGAGTCACGTTGGCGTCGATGTGAACGCCTAGAAGGTCCTCTCCAAGTCCCGTGCCGTAGAAACTGTTGTTCGGGTCACTCTTCCAGTTGAAGAACGAGAAGGGGAAGGACCTGCGCTTGTAGTGCTGTTGCTGGAGAAGGGTACCGTTCACCCACAAGCATCGCCTTCCATCTGGCGCACCCTCGAAACTGGGAAGGTGCCAACTCTCAACCAACTCAACAATGTCTTGCATCCCAAACGAAAAGCTGGAGTACAGGCCGGAGCTGTCGTCATTGCCACTCATCGTGCCCGACGCCTCAATCTTGTCTACATGCTTTGGGAAGAAAGCCATGAGGACGTTCTTCGCAACAAACCTGCGATGATGAATCCGTGTCGGCCTGTCGAATATCGTCTCCTGCAAATCAACGAACAGATTCCCAGGATGGACTCGGGTCGCCTCAAGACGGTCCTCTTTGTGAGCCGCCGAAATCTTCAGTGCGCCAAGGCCGTAAATGCAGGCGTCTTTGATGACAAGCTCGAACTTCTCGCTTTGGTAGTGCTGGTACACCTGAGCGTCGTTCCAGCGTTGCATCAGCTTGGCTTGTCGCTGTAGCTCCTGGTCGCCGCCGTGCGTGATGAACTTCGCTCTTGGGTGGCTCTTGATGATACGTGAGGATGCCTCATCAATGACCTGTTTCATCAGGTTGTACGGGACACGGGTGTACTGACCCTTGTCCATCGCCCAACGGGCGTCGTAGCCCTGAAGGAGTGGAGCGCCCGAGTCGATTCGACGGTTGGAATAGAGCGAGGAGTAGGTGTCGTATGCCTGTGCGCGCTGGTTGTCGTCCGATAACAGCTTGAAATCGGCTGTTAGGGACTCAAGGATGCCTTGTTCGTTGCCGTAGTCACGTCTCCACCAAAATGTATCTCTTGGCGTGGTGGCAACATCGCTGTATCCGATTCCTTCAGCCATTGGGGCGAGTATGTGCCCAAATGGGTTATTTTTGCAAGCAGGCTACATGATTTCCAGGAACGAGTCTTCAAGAACAGACCACGGGTCGCTGTCGCCCTCGTTCGCCTCGCTGACCTGCTGCGCTTCCATCGCTTCTTCTTCGCGCTTCCAGTATTCCGCGCTGCCGAGCTTGCACGTCGTGTCGTACTTGAAGCTATGCGCGTGGTGAAAGCAGAGGTTGTAGGCGTACTGGAGTGCATCAGGCAGATGATCGGGAGCCCCGCGTGGATAGACGAACTTGCCGTTCTCCTTCTTCTTTCCGTCCCATTCGAGGACCATCAGGTCGTTGATGAGCTTCATGTTGTTGTCGCGAGCGATTTTGAGCTTCCCCGCCCTTAAGTCACCGTTGATGGTGCTTATCTGACTCGCCTTGTGCGTCTTCTTGGCGGCCTCGACCGGCAGCATCGTTAGCTTTTCCCAATCCTTCTGAATCATCTTCGCGCCGCCACCCCCGGCATCAATGGCGATACGTGAGATGGGGTAGAGCTGGCAGAAGCGTTCTGCTTCGATCAAAGCCTCCATCGAACCCATTTCGCTCTGCTCGAACGAGTCAATCACGTAGGCTTGCCCCAAGGACTGCGACTGGGCGATAACCACATAGGCGCACGGGTCATTGTACCCGATGTCGATGCCCATGACGTAGTTCCAGTCCCAGGCGTGAGTCTTGTCGAACGAGGCAATCACGTCACGCTGCGGGTCGAGGTCAAACGCCCTGGCCTGGTCGTCTCGCACCCACAGTCCCAGGTACTCCCGCTGGTATCCTGGATGGTCCTCTGTCCAGCCTCGACGGTCGAGAACCCGCTGGAGAAACTTCTCTGGTTCAGGGATTGTCGGGTTGTCCAGAAACGTCCAGTGGAAATGCGTCCATGAATCCGCGTACTTACCCTGATCAATGTCCCAAAATGGCCCGTACTGTGCTGGCGGTGGAGTCCCAGAGACAGCAATCGAAGCGGGCTTCTTGCCCTGATGGAACTGAGCGGTGGCAGGCTCGACCACCTCGTCGATGAGGTAGTGAAGGTCGGGTCCGAAGTTCTGAACCTCGTCTATCTTGACGCACGGGTAGGCGGGTCCACGTAACTTGTTGATTTCACGGAGGGTTGCAGCGCCACGCATCATAATCCGGGAGCTGTTTGGGAGCGTGATGTCCCCAGTAGCCTTGTTCTGCTTCAGGCCAAGATTGAACGTCTTGTCGATGAGAGCGAAGGCCGGGTCCATGATGTCTCTGGCATCCTGGCGCGTGGTGGTGACGTAGAGCGGCGTTGAGCCCGGCCACGCAAATCCTGCGTCTACGAGGTCGGCGGCCGCCTCATAGGACTTCCCGCCCCGTCGCCCGACCCGCTTGCAAATGTAAGGGTCCTTACAGTTGAAAACATTGAGCTGCTTCGCGAATAGGAACTCATCTGGCCGCCACCGAATCTGTTGCTCTTTGCGCCTTACGGCCTCGGCAACAGCTCTCCTTACGTCCTCGCTCACTAGAACGCGACCGGCGCTTGAGCCCTGGACTTATTGAACGCCTTGGCCATCCCCTCGTTCAGTGTTTGGACGATGCCTTGCTCCCATTTGGGCGGCAAAAGCGTGTTGAATAGCTCCGGGTTGTACGTGCAGAGGTTCTTCCAGTCATCGAACAGGCGTCCAGAGAACTCCGGGTCACGCAACTCCTGACCCCAAAGGGTGAAAGTGACGTGATCCATCTTGTAGTCCTCCTTCATGCCTTCGATGAGTTTACGGGCTATTCCTTGCCTTCTGTAGTCTGCCTCGATGCGGCCACCCTTCTTGGAGTAGTCCCTTCGAGTGTAGACGTAGTGCATGATGAGCCCAACGTCAGGATCTTCCGACGGCTCTGCGACGATGAACCCGATGATGTGGTTCGTGTTGCCGCTGAACACCTTGCCGTTCTCTTCAAAGGCCCCTGGGTAGGCGACTCGGACGACTGCGCGGGTGAGGGTGTGTTCGAGTCTGCGGTGAACGTAGGGATAGAAGAGGCTCCGGGGCATGTTGCGCCACGGGTGAATCTGTCGAATCTCGTTCAGGAGGCGTCTGAAGAGGAAGTCGATGTCATTTTCGTTGCCTAGACGGATGCTGACATTTGGAGTGGCGATTTTGAGATCGTTTGGGATAGCCCGAGAGCTTCGTGAACGGTATCTATTACGGTCTGATCGACCCTCGCCAGCGAGAGTGCTGTCTGTATGATCTCGTGCAGCTCCTCCGGCTTCATCCTCCCCTGTCGCGTGTCCGCGTGCTTCTCCAGTTCGATCTCGGTCTTCGCTTGTCTCAATACTGTTTCGCATGTTTCTCTAAAGTCCCTTCGCTCCTGGCGGTCCGGTATCTTGCCGTCCATGAGGTTCTTTCGCATCATTTCAAGGAACCTCCCGCATGAAAACGCAATGTCGCCCAGCATCGAATCAATGGCAGGCCGGTTCGTGATGATGGGACTCATAATCTGAGCGCCATACGTCGAAGCGGGCCCGGTCATCGCATCGCCCCCAAGCGCAAGTCGTTCACGGTGCGCCAGGCGCTTCACGTTCTCATCCATATGGGCTACAGTAACGCACGATGGCCGATCCTGAAAGCGTCTGGAGCGAGATTAT